GATTAACGCTATTAGTGTTATTATTGTTTTCATGATAATTTGTTGTTTACTTGTATTAATATTCTTATTGTGTTAGCTAGGCTAATGTTTGCCCAAAACAAGCGGTTAAGGTGATAAGACTTGCAACTACAGTTAAGAAAATAGTTACTATCACTTTTGTGATCTTTTGGGCTTGTGTAGATGTTGTTTTCATGATGTGTTTTGTTTAATTGTTATATACAAATATACGTATAATGTTTGATATATGCACTATAACGCACAAAGAAAGTGTAGTATTTTAACAAGTTTTAACCCTTCTTTTTGTTTACATAGTTAAGTCGCTGTGAGTGAGGTGTTTAGGTGTGGCTGTTTTAGGGTGTTGTGGTAAAAAAAGGCAACATTTAAAAGGAAGGTGTGAAAATTAATTATTTTTTGAGGTGTAAAGTGTAAAGTTGGTGTTTTTAGGGAGTGTTAAAAAGTCTTTAGCGCGAAAAAAGGTGTTTTTTAGTTAGTTTGTTGGGAATCAGCGTTTTAAGGTGTTTTGGGTGTATACAATATTTTTTTATTGTTGACATGTTTTGTTTACATGCCTTTTGCAGTGGTGCAAAGGGTTATAGGTATGAGGTGTAAAAATAAACAAAGAAATGAGTGAAACTTCTTATATTGCTTTTTGAGATTTTGCCGGATAGAAAAATTCCCGGAATTGGTGAACTGCTGTTCAGATCTTTTAGAAAACATTGTTTTTTTGTATACAAATGGCTGTAGAGGGTTGTAGCAAAGGGATAGAGGTGTATACAAAGAAAAGTGTTAATTGATTTAACATTAGCTATATGTACGTGGTAGAAGGTGTTTAAGGTGTATACAAAGAATTTTTGCTCTTTGTTTATGTTTACAAATGTTAATTTATATTTTAACATTTATGCTTATCTTTGAGGTATGGATCAAATACAAACATACGTACCTAAAGAAATGGACCTTTTGAAATTCAAAGGGGTGTTAACTGTAATGAAACATGAAGGGCTGTTCTTATATGAAGCTTTACAGGAGTGCGGGCTTGATAGAACAATCTTTTATAAGATCGTAAATTCATCTCCCGAATACAATAAAATATATTCAGACGCGCGCGCGACTTCAGGCGAACGTCGTTTTGTTGAACGTTTACAGGACCTGGAGAACGAGCCTTCTACGTTGGAAGGGCCAGGGGGTAAGATAGTGCAGAATAGTGCAGGCATCCAAAAGCGCGTTAAATTACTGGAGTTTGAACAATGGAGACTAAGAAAGTTCAATCAGGAGTATGCAGACGAGGCCCAAAATCAAATAAATATACAGAATAACGGCAAAACTGTTAACGTTAATCTAGGCGGGGCGCCCTTGGACCTATCAGAATAACACACAGGTACATGTTAACACTATCATTTTGTAAACGTTTTCCTATAAATAGTATTATGTTAAATAGACTTATGTAAGATATTAAGGATCAGCTAATTATGTGCCCGACAATAGCCTTTTCCTGGCCCGTATCAGCTTTAAAGTTGTTTGTGTATAAATGTAAGCTTTTAACCCCGGTTGCTGTAGATCGTTTAATATATAGTTTAAACAGCAGCGGACCAATAACAGCCGGTTCCTTATTTTCTATCTAATTGTATACAGCAGAGGCCCCCCGCCTTTTTACGCACAGCAAACGCCAACGGCCTTCCACCCCCACATTAATTTCCCCGCCGATTTTTGATTAAATGAATCCTATTTCGTATCTTAGCCGCTGCTACTAACATATCTAAACAACACATTATGCCTCAGCAATTAAATTTTGACCGCAATTTCTTATATTTCTATTTAGTATGGGTTTATAAGACGTGCCGCAACTTACCTAACCCCGATGTCACAACAGAAGATCACCCCGAAGGTGTACCGACTATACCCGTGGTATATAACCAGGGAGGAACAAGGTCTGCAAAGACTTGGGAGATAATAGCTTTCATTTATACTTTCTGCGACCACAACCGAAACTCACGCCACAAAGTAGGAGTGTACAGGGATACCATGGTTAATTGTAGAGATATTACTTTAACGGATTTTGTTGATTGTTTTGAGTACATAGGGTTGGAGCCGGATGTGGATTACGATATTGTCCGCTCACCTAGACCTATTATCACTATCGGGAAATGCACGATTGAGTTCATGGGTATACCCGAGCTAGGAAAGGAAGGCGGTAAAATGTCTATCTGCTACATAAATGAGCTGATCGAGAATAATAATCAGCAGGTGGTAAAGAATCTTTTCCAACGTACTACTCACATGTGTATAGGGGATTGGAACCCTTCGGTTACTGAGCATTGGTGCTTAAGCGAAAAAGCGTTTAACTTACATAGGACTAATACTACGTATTTAGATAATGTTTTCTTACAGGATAGTTTGAAAAGCAAGTATGAGAGTTGGTGCCCTTGGGACTTTTCCGATTCTCATGTGGAGACGTATGGGCAGATTGAGGTAAACGGGAAGTTAGAAGGGGGATTTAAAAGACGTGTTTGGCATAAACCCGAATGTCCCGAAGGGGAAATATGGACCACCGCTCATCGAAAACCCAATAAGTATAACATAGAGAACGGGACTGCCGATAGGGTGCAGTGGTTGGTATACGGAGAGGGTATACCTTGCGCCAGGGAAGGCTCGATATATGAGGTGGATGAGTGGATCAATGCGTTCCCGAATGATGATTATGAGGATCTGAACTACGGACTGGATTTTGGGTACTCTAATGACCCTTCTTCGTTAGTGAAAGTAGGTAGGCGCTCTCGCGAACTGACGATAAAATATGAGTTTAATGCGCCCACCAAAGACCCTTTTGTGCTATGGGAGTGCATACGGCCGATACTACAGGAAGAAGAGGATCGCCGCCGAATTGAGCACGGGTGGAAAAAGAAAGATGACGGTACATGGGAACAAGGGCATAAGTATCCCGAGATCCTCATAGTCTGCGACTCTAAGGACACAAGTGAGGGGTATCATTTTGTGAATGACCTTAATCTTTTGGCCCATGGGGAAGGTAAGGGTTGGTACTTCTTCAAATGTAAGAAACCAAAGATAACGGTCCGCATAGGTATAATGAACCGCTTCCGATTAAGGGTAGTAAGGGACAAGACTGCAGAGTTTGAGTTTAATAATTACGTGTGGAAGATAATAGATGGCCGCTCGGTCAACATCCCCGTGGATAAGAATAACCACGGGTTAGATGCTGCCGGCTATAAGGTGTTTACTTTCGATAGGTTCGCGGTGGAATAAGAACTATTGGTTTAGTTCAATGTTTGCTTGTTTTTCAGCCTCCTTTACGAGGCTTTCTATTTTGAACTCTATCCGGTCTAACCTATCCATACTTTTTTTAATTCGGTATACACTTACACAGGAAAGTATTATAGCTGTTATTATAATTATTCTTTTCATAATCATTTGTTTAAATTATTCCGTTAATTTTATACCCGTGTCTTTCTATGTTTTCACAAACACATCTTTGCATAATTATCGTTGAATCAAAGAAATTAGCATAAATCAAAACGCTATCCAAAGCAACCGAACGACCTTTCTCTACTTTGTAGACCGTTGGTTGGGTTAACCCCGTCGCTTCTGCTATTTTTCTAGCACTTAGTTTTCTTCGTGTTCGCATTTTGAACAAGCTATCGCCTATCTCTCTGCGTCTTTGTTGTAGTTCTTCGTGTGTCATTGTATTTAATTTATAAAACATCGTTTACAAAGCTATATATATTTAGGAGAAAACCAAAGAAAAAGTGTACTTTTGGAGTAATTTAACGTTTAATTATGGCGATACCCGATTTTTTTAGAAGAGTATTTGATAAAAGATGGCGCAGAACAGACGTGTATAACTCCGTCTACGGTCAGAAAACGGAGATAAATACATCTACCGTTCAAGGGCAAGCTGACGCTTATACTCGGTGTCCTGTGGTTAATACGGCGATAGGAGTGGCTTCCAGGGCGCACTCTAACCTTAAAGTAAGGGCGGTAGATAAAAACGGAAGGGATGTCGATAACCAAACGGTGGACGCAGACCTTAAGAAACTAAAACGGTTTAACGAGTATCAGAATTTCCGCACTTTCAACCTTCAGCTTAAAACCTACCTCCTTATATTTGGGAAAGCTTACGTACTTAAAGATAAGCTGATAGGGGTAGACAAATATTATTATTACATTATACCAAATACAGTTATAACCCCTGTTTACGACTTAACGGGACATGATTCAATGTTCAATAAGAAGGTAAGTAAGTACCAGGTGACAGTGAACGGGGAAGTTATGTACCTGTCAACAAAAGAGGTGTCGGTTATATATGACTCCTGCTTTGATTTTTCAGGGGACGGTTTAGGTGCATCTCGTTTAGAGAGCTTAAAGGAGCCGGTTTCTACTATCCTTAGTTCATTGGAGGCTAGTACACAGCTTCACGCAGATGGCGGGGCTAGAGGTATAGTAGTGTTAGGGGAGAGTGACAGCGATAAACTGCACAACCCTCTACTAGAGAAAGAGAAAGAGAACTTACAGGATAGTTTGAAAGGGTACGGGCTGTTAAGGGATAAGTTTAAGTACATTATATCCAAGACGGCAGCAAGTTTTGTCCCTATGACCACTAAGGTAGTGGATATGGACATACCTGCCATTTACAACATAGCCGAAAAGGCAGTTTACAAGGTATACGGTATACCCCCTATCATGGGCCAGGATGAGACAAGGTACAAAGCATTACCTGAAGCGACCAGTGTATTGTACACAGGCTCGGTTATACCTGAAGGGGTGGACATTATTAACGCTTTAGTAGAGTTGGTAGGTATACCCGATAGAAAATGGGCGTATCAGCCTGATTGGTCACATTTAGATGTGTTCCAGGAGAGCTTAGCTAAGTCAGCTAACGCTTTAACGCAAGCCGCGCAGGCTATTAACCAACTATCGCAGATAGAAAGTGTTACCCCGGAGCAGATAAAGTACATTTTAGAACCTTATATACGTTAATTATGAATAAAATAAAGGACATAAAGACGGATAACGAGAAGTTAAAGGCGAGCATAGCGGATAAGCAAAAGGCCTTGAAAAACAATAAAATCGTGAAAAAATGATAGATATTCCACAATTTGAGACAAAAACCGAACTTTTCGATCACCTGGTAGAGCATAAAAACGAGTTGATACAGCAAAAGAAGTTCGAGATGAAGAAAGCTGACGGCTTTAGCTTTTTCTCGTCCGCGGTTAATGAAAAAGGGGAGGCAGTGAAGGCTAAACCTGAAGACCTAATGTCGAAAGACAGCTTAAAGGTAAAAGTGGTCATTAATACCACTAACCTTTTAGACTCTCACTCAGATGTTCACATGAAAGGCATATGGAACCGCACCGTTAAGAACGCTAAGGACGTATACTTATTACAGGAGCATCAGATGAAGTTCGATAACATAATTGCTTCCGATGTAAAAGCCACCGTTCAGACGATGACATGGAAACAGCTAGGGATTGACCTTAAGGGTACCACCGAGGCTTTGGTTTTCGAAGCGAACATAGAGAAGAGCCGCAACGAGAAAATGTTCAACCGTTACGCTAAAGGTGAAGTGAAGAACCATAGCGTAGGTATGCAATATGTACAGCTTAAACTATGTATAGAAGATAAGAGATACAAAGAAGAAAGAGCAAACTGGGACGAATATATTTCAGAGGTAGCCAATGTAGAGTTGGCCGAAGAACAAGGATATTTTTGGGCCGTTACTGAGGCAAAGATGATCGAAGGGTCAGCCGTAGTAAAAGGATCCAATTACGCTACTCCGACGTTATCAGCAAAAAGTGACTCGTCAGACGACACTCACAAAGGTACTCGCGAAAGCACTACCGAAGGCTTAGACTTGGGGGCGATAAAAAATGAGTTAAGTAATCAATTTAGTAAACTTAAAAATTAGTACAAATGAACCAAGAAGAATTAAAAGCGTTCATGGACGATCAATTTAAGGCATTTAAAGAAGGTCTTCCGAAACAGCTTACAGAGAAAGAGCTTACAGATAAGCTAGAGGAGTTCAAAGGCACGCTTGATTTAGACGGAATCAAAAAAGAAGACGTCGAAGAGATGTTTGAGACTCACAAAGATGCTATCGGTAAAGACATTGCCGACAAGTTAAGAGACAAAGAGGGCACCAAAGAGTCAGTTACAGGTGTTACTCAGAAAGACCTAGATAACATTAAAGAAAGTTTAACAAAAGGCACAAAAGCTGAGATCACTGTGAAAGCAGCCGCAGCTATGACAACTGCTAACATTACAAGTGGAACGCACCTTACTACTTATGAGGTAGTACCAGGTATCCAGTCAGCACCTCGCGAAGCGAATGTTGTACTTCCTACTTTACTTAAAGGATCGACAAAAGGTAGAACTATCTACTGGTCGAACCGAGTTAACGAGGACGGTGGATCAGCGTGGACAGCGGAAGCAGGGCTTAAGCCTTTGAAAGACTGGGACTACGAAGAAGAGAACAGCGTAGCTAAGAAAGTAACCGTTCGAGGTAACTTCTCTCGTGAGATCTTAAACGATATGACTGAGTTCAATCAAGAGATCCAACGTATGTTACGCTTAGACTTACTAGAGTATGTAGATGAGCAACTTTTAACAAGTACGCTTTCTTCTACCGCTCCTGCAGGTATCACTACCGTAGCTTCTAGTTACACTACTACTAACTTAGACGATCAGATCGATCTTCCGAACAATGCGGATGCGATCAGAGCGGCTATGTTACAGCTTCGTTTGTTAAACTATAAGCCAAATGTTGTGTTTGTTAACCCAACGGAAGCGGCTATTATGGATTTAACGAAAAACGAAAACGGTAACTACATTAAGATTGAGATAGAAGGTATCTTACGCTCGTTACAAGTTATTGAGACTACGAGAATCGATGCAGGTTATTTCCTTCTTATGGATACTGAGAAGTGGATCGTTAAGATCTTAGAAGATATTTCGGTTGAGTTTGGCTACAACACCGACGATTTCTCTAAGAACATGATTACCGCAATCTGTGAAATGAGATTACATAGCTACTATAACTCTATTGACGTAGGTGCATTTCTTTACGATCAGTACGATACGGTTAAAGCCGCTATCGATAGCAACGTAGCTTAATATTAACCACTAAAAACAACAATCATGTCAGATAAAAAACAAGAACAAGTTGTAAAACTAGAAGAGAAAGTACAAGTTTTCGGGACGAAAGCAAGTAAGTACTTAAAAACAGGTGAGCCGTATAAGGTTCACCCAATTAAAGCAGAAAAGCTTATTCAAAAATGTCACGCCGTTAAAGATAAAAAGGACGTGAACAAGAATAAGCCTGCAAATACGGACGTTTAAAAAGGAGGATACAAACAATGAAAAAAGTAATTTTATTAGCAGTATTGGCTATCTTCGTTACTTCGGTAGCAGGGCAGTCAATTAGCACAGGTAAGTCTTACGACAAGGTTACCACGGATTACACGTTGACAAATACGACCCCTGATACAGTAAAATGGGAAGCTGCACAGCACTACCCAACTACTCAGGATTTTGTTTGCAACATCGACAGTACATCAGGCACGCACACTAATGTTGCGGTAGCTTTGTACGGAGGTAAATCGGAGGTTGCAGGGGATTGGACACAGATCGGATCTACTGTTAACTGGAAATGTACATCTAGCGATACAACTATAATTATTAGTAACGCTACAGCGAACCGATACCGCCGTTATCGAGTAATTTATACAGGAACCGGCACAGGTGTATCTACGGTAGATACGCAGGAGCTTAAATTGTATTACGAGTAATGATACTAGATGCCACATATTTTGAAGAATACCCTACCAAGTTGCCTCAATCAGAGGCGCTTGGGAACGGTGTTTCATCCGAAGTAAGTACTGCGGATGCCGCTTTTATTACGGAGAATTTACCTATCTACGAGCAAACGTTTTTTCGTAGGGTTCTAGGTAGGGATTTAGGGGACGAGTTTTTAGCTGACTATAAAGAGGCTGTAGATAACCCCCCTTTAGCCGATAAATGGCAAGATATGTTGGATCAAATACTCGATACTGATACAAAGAAAAGTCCTATTGCTAATTACGTCTTTTTTAACATGGTCCCTCAGTTACTAGAGAATATATCTCGTGTAGGAGGAGTGGCGGGTAAAAAAGACGAAATGGAAGTGATAGGCGTTACATTACATCAAACAAATGCTTGGAATTTGATGGCTGACGATTTACTTACCTTCTATGAGTACATGGAAGACAATAAATCGACTTACGAACATGACGATGTTTATTTGGATGCGGACTATTTAATGTTACAACCAGTGAATAGATATGGCATATAATTTAATACAGGATGCGTTTAACGACGGCCTCATCGAGAAAATAAGACTCACAGCGTATTTGAAAAATACAGACGGGGAATATGTTACAGATGGGAGCGGGAATAAAGTACCTTTAGATAATCTTTCTTTTGCGTGTTGCACACGCAGAGAGTTTGTCAGCGAGGTACAAACACGTTTAACACAGCCTCAGAAATTCCCATTTATATTCATAGAAAGCGGGGATAACATTTCATACGAAAGCGAGATTAACGGTCGGACAGTAGTGGCTATAGGCGAGGTATTTTTATGTACTTTGTCTAACCAAAAATTATTAGCCGATGAAAGAGACAAGATTAGTTTTAATACTATTCTTTTCCCGTTAAAGGAGTCTTTCGAGCAGAATTTAAAACAGGGTCCTTTGATGATGAGAAACACAAAAGATCAAAGTTTTAAGTTTAATCAGTATCACTCTTATGTTACAAGTGAGTCAAGATTCGAAGAGAAATTAGATGTGATTATTTTACAGGATTTAGAATTAATATTAACTACAAAATGTTAAATACAAATGGAAGAATTATTTAAACCGGATTGCGCGGTAGATGATGCGAACGTAGGTATTCCTTCATGTAAGCCTCAAATTGAGGTATTGAAAGGTGCCATCTTCGCACAAACGCGTAAAGAATACACCGACACTACTTTGTCGGCGTTCATTACATCTCTTCAAGCAGATGTTCTTAATGCAACGAAATCGGAAAGGATTTATCCTTTCTTTGAATTTTCTGAACTAGCTGCAGACAACACAGAGGAAACCCCTAAGATCGTTAAGGGTTCAGGTAGTGTTATCTTCGGAGCAGACAAGAAAAGAGATTTCCGTTACGAGTACAAAAACGTAGGATTAGAAGCCTTTAAGAAATTTAAAAGAGCAAGTGGATCTTTCAAATACTTTTTCGGGTATGACTTGAAAGACCAATTCATTTGCGCTGCGAACTCTTCAGGTAACGCTATCCCTATCGAAATCGAGGCTATGCACGTACATGAGCCGATGTACAACCAGGATACTACTGTTAACTTCTTCGTTGACATTATCACAGCAGATCCTTTCGCCTTCGGGTTAAACGCTAAGATTGTAGATTTTTCAACGTCTCCTTTGAACAACGAGTTGTCAGGATTATATGACGTTACGATGGCCGCAACAGGCGGATCTACTGAAATAGCTATTACAGCGGACGTAGACGTTTCAGGTGAAGACTTCATCGAGAAATACGAGACTGACCTAGTGGTAGGCAGCTTCGTAGTTACGGATGAGTCAGACGGTTCGGTGGAAACACCTTCAGGTATAGCTATTACTTCTTCGGGAGGTACTTATACTGCGACGTTAACCGTTACGGCGGGGACGTACACTGTGAAATTAGCAGCACCGGCTACTTTGGTAGGTCAAAGTATAGGTTCTGCAAGTGAAGGAGGTTACGAAAGTAACATCTTAACAGGTATTACAGCTACAGCTTAATATGGATTACATTAAAGTAGGGAGGGTTAAATTAACTCTCCCTTCTATAAAAAGTACACCCAAAGATAAATGGGTGAAGTTGCATAACGCAACGTGCAAAGTAGACAAAGAAACGCTCGGAAAAATATGGGACGATGTTAACGGAACTACTGAAACTAAAAAATCTCCTTCTAAGAATACAAGTGGATCTTCCGCTAATGGTAGCAGCAAGTCTAAAAAAACACGAAGACCAAATCCTTCAGCTAAATAAAGAGCAGTTAGCTAAAGGGATGTATCCCAATGGGTCACCTACCCCGAGGTATTCGGAGGCTACATTAAGCATGAGGGCTGAAGCAGGTAACCCTCCAACATCTACCAATTTCACTTTATTTGATTCGGGCCAACTTAACAGGGCTATGTATAATGTATTAGAGGATTTAGTTTTAACTATTGATTCCGACAGCATAACCGCTAAGAAGCTCGACGCAGATTTAAGAGATAGGTACAGGATAACGATAGATAATTTTTTCGGGGTACCTGATAAGGAAGAGATGAAAGTTTTAACTTTGGTTTTCGAAGACGTTTTAAGCCAAATAAAGAAATTACTGTAATGGGGTGTAAAGCATGCAAAAACAAAAAACCTTTAAACGAAAGCTATGAGAAAGCAAAAGAAGCAGCAAGGAAATTCGGAGAAAAATGTGACGGGAGTTGCGAAGCAGCCTATATTTTCTCGTTGGAAGGCAAAACTTTCGACTTTCGTTTTGACTATGCTCAAATTCCGATCGAAGTTGTTTATTTGGAATACGTACAGTTCAGCATATAGCACTCCTTATTTTAAGGTCTATGCTATGTTTTCCACAACAGGGGATGTCAAGCACCTTAAAAGGGTCAAATGGCTGTATACACCCAAACTAACCTTACTCGAAGGTTATGCTAACATAGGTAAAGAGTTGGCAGAATTAATAGGCGACAAGACAGCAGAGAGAAGGTCCACTATTTTGAAGGACATGTATTACCATGACAAAAAGCTGACTAAACTCTATATGTGCTATTACGTTTTATGCGTTAAGGAAAGCGAGATAGCAGTAGAGGAACTAAAGAAATTAAGGATAACAGGGAAAAACAGAGACGCATTAATAAAGAAAACATCAGGGGCGATAAAGATGATAGAGACTAAACTTAAAGGTTTAGTAAAGTCACAGGAGGAAAACAAGCAAGAGGCAAAAGTGGAGTTGAAGGATTTTTTACAGAATCAAATCATATTCCGTAAAAACGGATTTTTAGGGGACGGGGATTGTACAGTAGCAGAGTACGGTAACGCGTCCGTTTTATTTAAGAAAGAAGTAAACCGAAATAAAAATGCCAAATAAAATAGATTTTTCGCAGCAGCTAGGGATAGATCAACTGAATCAGAAATTGATCGAGACAGGGGAGACGGTTGATAAACTTACTAAGAAGGTAGAAAATCTTCTTAAGGCGGGTAAGATCGACATGGGTAAAGATGAGATACAAGCTGCAAAGGTTGAAACGGAAAAACTAAGGCAAGAGATACTGAAACTAAACGCAACCCAAAAGCAACTGCAGATCGAGGCCAAGAAAACAGCTACCGCAGAGAAAGAGGCAGCTAAGGCAAAAAGGCAAAACGCTAATGAGCTTCGACAACTAGAAAAGAATATAAAGAACCTTACTCCTGCACAAAAAGAAAGACTTAAACTACTACAACAAGAAAAGTTGGCACAGTCGGAAATGGTAAAGACTTTCAAAGCGCAGGCAACGGTGATGAACACAGGGGCCAATGCCTACGAGAGATTAAAAGCGGAGCAACAACTATTAGCCAACAGAGCTTTAAAATTAGCCGCTGCTTTCGAGTACCAAAAAAGAACAGGCAAGTTAAGCGAAGAACAAATAATGAAATGGACAAGGGTTGTAGAAAAAGCCTCTGTCCGTTCACAAGATACCGCACATTCCCTTACACGTATGGAGCAGGCGACAGGTAAAATGACAGCCCGTACCATGGGGTCTTACCCCGCAGTATTTTCTTTCTCTCAGGTTATGAGGGAGATGCCCAACTTTGCTATGTCTGCAAGGATAGGTTTTATGTCTCTATCGAACAACATACCTATGTTGGCCGATGATTTCAAAAGATTAACTAAAGAGATTGACGCTAACACAGGGAAAATGCTAGGCAGCAAAGGGGCGTTGAAAATACTAGCCAAAGAGCTTGTCGGGTTTAACGCTATTGTTATATTAGCTACCACTTTAGTAGTTATGTACGCAGATGAATTAGGAGAGTGGGCGTCGGAGCTATTTTCGGTAACACGAGAGCTGGGATCAGCAGAAAGCGCGTTACGGGCATTTAACGAAGAGCAGGGTAAAACGGACGGCGCGGGGGCAGCCCTACGGAAAGATTTATGGTTAACGCAGGGAGTTCTCGAAGGCACTATTGATAAAGTAAAGGGGTTTACAGACGAGCAAAAAATACAATGGGTGGAGAGCGAAAGAGCGTTAGGGCTGTTCAAGTCTACACTAGAAAACCTTTTACCTAAAGCGAAAGTATCTTTCCTGGAAGATAAGGACTTGTCAAACTTAGAGAAAGCCGAGAAAGCGTTAAAGGTGATGGAGGAGCTTAACCCTAAACTCATATCCGCTGCTAACGCAAGAGCAGCTGCCGAAAAAAAACTAACCGACGCCTCCGAAGAACAAGCCGAACTAGACAAAGAAAGAACGGATTTTATTAAAGATCAAGGACTGGATGAAGAGATTTTTGCTGAAATGGCTATACTTTCCAGGGAAAAGTTGGCAGATGCCGCAAAAAAAGCAGGGGTGACCGAAAAAGAAGCGTTAGAGGCTTACGGGCGAACGAGTAACTATTTTAAATCTCAACTTTCGTGGTGGTCAAACACAGCAACACAGGATTGGAAAGAGTTGAGAGAAAGCCTAGACGCAGAAATGGGGGGTATAAGTAAAATACAAGAAAGATACTTAGAGAAAGCAGGGGATATGCTTGAGTCAGAGAAAAAGATTACTGAATTAAGAAAAGATGCGGGCATGCTTTTAGCTGAGTCCGAATTAGCCTTTCCGAGGAGCACAGACAGCAGTAAAGGCCGAGAAAAACAGTTACGTAATATATTTAAAATAGAGTCTGATTATTCTCACTGGAAAGCAGTTACCGAAGAGGAAAATAAAAACCTAGAGATAGCCTTTGCGAAAGAGACTAACGAAGGGGTTCTTAATTCCTACCAAGGGAGATTAACAGCTTTGCAGGACTACTACGATAACGCTAACAAAATTGCGTTTATCGAAATGTCTATGGCTGAAAGCCAGGCAAGAAAAAGATACGAAAAAGAGAAATCGCAGCTTGACGACAATCTTAGGAAGAAGACTATATCTGCGACTAAGTATGCGGAGCAGATGGAAATTATCCAAACAAACTTGGATTTAAAACTAACAGAGATACAGGATAAATACCAAGCGGACACTAACGATAATTTACGCGATTTCGTTTCGACTACTTACGATATACGAAAAGACCAATATGACAGAGAGGTTGAACTACTGGAACAAAAATATGACAGAGAAGAGAAACTAAGAGACGTTGCTTTTGAGAAAGAAAAGCAAGCGATCAAGGATAAATATAGTTTAAATAAAAGACTAGGAGGGGATGACTTACAGGAAACAATAGCCAACATACAGTCTAAATCAGCGAAAGAGAAAGCAGCTATAAATGATGAAATATTCCAAAAAGAGGATCAGATTGATAAACTACACGCTCTCGGTAAGTTTAACACCGAGGAAGAGTTAAGGTTAAAAGAAGAGATAACCGAAAGTAAACTGGACCTGGAGAACGCTTATAAGATGGAGGCGATAGCTATTGCCAACACTATAAAAGATACGAAATCAGCTTTAGAGGATGAGATATTCGATAAAGCTGTAGCCGCAGCAAAAGCCACAGTAGACTCTCTTTTCCAAATACGTTTCGACGCTTTGGATAAAGAAAGCGAATATTTTAAAGAAGTAGAGGACGAAAAACTAGAGGATGTAGCAGACCGTTTAGAGGCAGGAGTCATATCGGAGAAGGAAGCCGATGACGAGAAAGAGAGAATAAAAGCCAACGCGTTAGCTGAACAAAAAAGGATAGCTAAAGACGAGGCCGACCTTAAAAGAAAGCAGTTCTTCATTGACCAGGCTATAGCTTTAGGCCAGGTTATCACTCAAATGGCTTTGGGTATAGCTTCAGCTACAGCTTTAGCACCAATAACCGCAAAAACGTCTCTCGCACTTATACCTCTTATTAAAACTTCGGCAGCTATAAACTCGGCTTTAATATTAGCCCAAACAATACCTCAGTTCGAGCAAGGATCTAAAGGGCCTTTAGCAGGGGACACACTAGGTATAGCGGGAGAGAAAAGAGACGAGGTAGCGGTCCACCAAGGTAAACCTTACTTGATACCAAAAGGGGCAGCGATGTACAGGTTTAAGAAAGGTACAGAGATCTACCCTAGCGTAGATGACTGGATAGATAACTCGGTTATCAAAAACGATAACATGGACATAGAAAGGCAGTTAAACAGCCTTACGTTTTCCCCTAACTTTTCTTTCGACGACGGGAGACTATTAGAGCAGCTCGTGGCTTTAAACAAGAACATAAAAAACAAGAAAAGCGACTACTCGAGAAAAGACTATATGAGAGATGTTCGCAGGTACAGAAACCAAACTAGAGGTATTGTATGATTTACTCATATAAAATAAAGATCAAAGGGGCCGAATACCCTACTAACAACGATAGGGTAGAGTGGACAGATAACAATGTTAAGTTTGCTCGTTCGAAGGCCCGTTCGGTTGTTGCCGAATACGTCGATAATGCACAATTCATAGGGACAAGCAGAGATTTTCTCTTAGAAGTGTTCTCCCAATTCGGGTATAGAGAGGATATACTTTTAGAAGTATACAAATACGACCAAGGCGGAACAAAAGCGCCGGCTTTATGGAACAGTTATTATTTTGATTATACTACCTTAAAAGATACCCCTTATAAACTAGAAATAGGTTTAGTGGATACATCCATACGGAATAAAGTAGAGGCTAGAGCAGATGACGAGTATGAAATAAGTGTTAGCTCTGCGGACTTAAACGCTTTAGCTTATACAGGGGTAAGTAAGTACGCTAATAACCAAATCCAGTGTGGCGCAGGTAAATTGATCGAACAGATAGATCAAGGTACACATTCGTATTATTCCATTAACGGTACTAGAGCCGCTAGGGCATATACCGCTAACTTACAGTTCGCAGATGATAACGACAACCTCAATATCTATATGGTTACTAAGGCGATAAAAACAACACACATTACCGTTAATTTGGTTATCGACGGCCTTCAGATAGTAGCGGAAGGTGTCGGGTGGCTACCTGACCAAGGGGAATTAAGACTCGTCAAACGCTCGGCTAGGTCGCTTATATCCATAGAGGCTACTATACCGTCGGCTACGTACAGTGACGGTAATTACCGCAGGGACACATTTAACTATACGGGTACACACGAGGTAACGCTAAACAAATGGGAGCATTTAGCCTTAATGTATTACGGTGAGGATAACGCCGCTTTACAGACCTGGGGGATATCTCCCGAAATTTCACCCGGCACAGGGGCGAATACTTACATGGAGATTATAGACTTCACTCAATCCCCTTACGGGACCGACAGCGAGTATACCATGTTCGGTATAACCCACGAAAAGGCGTTAGAGTTGACCCTTGCCGAGATACTAGGAGTGGGGAATTTTACACTTGACTTTAGGGTAGAGTTTGATTTTTTTGACATTATTGTTTCTTCGCAAGGGTTAAGAGGAGATACTACCCCGACGCATATATTATCGCTGAAAGAAATAATGGAGTCTTTAATGTGTTTTGGTGCGTCTTACGATATACAGGGTTCGACTTTTATAGTAGACTACTATACCAATTTTTATGAGTCCGAAGAGAACACCACGTCTACTACATATACGCCGAACGCCTTAGACGATATGGACGTTATATCAGAGGTAGAGTTAACGGCTAACACCGAAGATGTATACACTAGCTTGAAGGTCGGGTATGAGGTAGCAAATAGAGATAAGGAAAACGGAGCCTTCGCTTTTAACTGCATAAATTCATTTAAGTTGCCCAGTGCCACTTTAAATAAAGAAGGCAAAGACAAGGCTTTAGAAATAAGAAATCCTTTTATAACAGATGCTTACACAATAGAAGATTACTTAAACCGAAAGCAACAGGACGCAACAGAAGATAACCGATCGGATAACAGGAATTTTCTTTTCGCCTGCGAGTTAGACAAGTATACAGAGGTCCAAGACGCGGAAGGTTATTCTAGGGCATACGTAGTTAACACGTTTAGGCCGATAGACGAGATTTACACCTCGGGGGGAATGTTCGAAAAGAAAGATTATAACAGTATAGGGATCTTACAGGACTGTAGGTTAGTAATAAAATACAGCACTTACGCTACACCTATATCGGGAGATTTCTTATCATCCACCCCTTGGACTAAAATAATAAAGAACGGGGCAAACATACCCGAATCACAGCAATTTTTCACGGTAAACGATGCAGGAGATTACTGTAGCATAGACTACAGATTTGAGCTTGACGTGGTTGCAGGAGATGATATAAATATAGCGGAGTTCTTTTATAGAGATTCTAATATAGCTGAAGCCTTTTTATATTTAACTTCGGACAGGACTATATATACAGGAGAGAAACCCACCCTTTACAGGAAGTACATAGGTACGCCTAGCGGCCAATTTGACCCAGTAACTATATATAATTTGCCGCTTTCCCCTAAAAGAATTTTGTTAAATAACCTACCTTTAATAAGTGTTAGCGGGTGGAATAGAACAGGAGAACAAGTCGAGTTTATTTCCTCGGAGAGAGACGCAGATGTATCCTCGCAGATGCAGTACGAAAAGGAGGTTGTTACAGAGAATACCGACGTTGATTTTGTAGACCCTTTATTCTTACCTGTAAATATTTCGTTTAACAGTGTACATAATTACGAAAATTTTAGTAATTTAGTGGCGAACAAGCATAAATACTTTACTGTTCGGGATAACGATAGGAATAGATATTTCTACGGGTGGATAAAAGCACTGGACATAAACGTGGGGATGAACCAAGAACAGGCTGTAGAATTAATACTTAAAGCATTATGATATTTGAGCCAATACATATACCTATAATAAGCGCGTATAACTGGGAAGGGTTTCAGCCTCAACAGATGTACGACATACAAGCAAGCTATTGTCAAAGGCATTATATATATGATATATCTTATCAACAGTTTAGGTTTACCCAAGACAAGGACTATGTTTTACGTTTACGCGATGAGAGCCATAACGTTATAAAACAGTGGGACTTTAACCAAACATATTATGCTTCTTCTAGGTATCCTTATCTTTACGATGTATATTTTGACTTAAACCAGGAAGAAGGCGAATATTACTTGGACATATATAACTCTACCGATGACACCATATCGGCTAATACTCACCCTTTTTACATAGTAGAAGAAGTAGAAAAGCACCTACCTTATGAAGGGTACAACGAACTGGATAAAGACGGGTGGATTTTCACCGAAACCACAGGTAAGTTTGTACGTACAGAGGATAGCGTAGGGGCAGGAGCTATAACAGTAAGTGGTACCGATTGCGTTCTTACGGTAGCAACTTCAGGTACCGCCGTAACAGCTAAAATGGAAGATAAGGACGGTACTTTAATATCCACCAAAACTTTCTCGGGGACCACCGTGACGTTCAATGATATTGACGGATCAACATACGACCTAAACACGAATTACAGAGTGTTCGTTTACGATACAAACGACGATCTACTTTCTTACACAAACTGGTTCCAACTAAGATTAGTTCTAGGGTCTTACGTTTTGTACGCACAGAACCGAATAAGAATGAGGATAGAGTCGAACATAAGACAAGACGATGTAAAAGAGACTTCAACTTTTAACCAGTTTACCGATCAGGATTTCGATACTCGAACTACTTCATCCAACGAAAGCACAACAGCTACGCTTACTTTTGGGGCCAAAGGCGTCCCAAATTGGTTAGCTAGAAAGATAAACAGGCTAATGGGGCTTAACCACATATACCTTAAAGGGGAGGAGTATTCTAAGACGGATGATTTAGGGCAGGAGGAAGAGAGGGAGAACTTATACTATGGTTTTTCTATACCTAAATACGAGGTACAGAAATCAGACCACCAGGAGTTCGAGGATAACGTGATAGGGGCTATAATAACTAATGAAAACAATCGACCTTTAGCCAATGAGGACAGCAAACTAGAAACACTATGATAGATCTATTAAAATTAATAAAGCTACCTAATTCGCCGGTATCAACAACTTTTGATACGGACGATTCTTTCGTATTAGTCGTTAACGGTCAGGTCGTTTTAATGACTAAGGCGGATTCCAATATACCTTTTATGGTAGGAGGTAAAGTACCCTCGCAGTATTTACCTTCTTACATTGACGAGGTTTTGGAATACCCGACCGCAGGAGATTTTCCGGCAACAGGGGATAGCAGTAAACTATATGTAGCACTGGACGAACCCACTAAAATATACAGATGGGGAGGAACCGCATACCACGTTGTAGGAGGGTATTTAGAGCTAGGCGAAACATCGACCACAGCTTACAGAGGAGACAGGGGTAAGATAGCTTACGATTTTTCACAAGGGCACGAGGTCACTACGGAAGGAGCTTTAGATACGGTAGCTAACGGGTATTTTTACCCTCAAACTACGCTGACCGTAAACAGTCAATCTTTGCTTTGGGGGATGACTTTCGGGAATACCTCATACGAAGGCCAAGTTATTTTCTGTGACGGAGGGCTAATTTACGTAAGATATAAGGACGGGGGAGCGTCCTATGGAGATTGGCAGATAGTAGGGGGCACTACCTTATACTACACAACAGGTAATAAAGCCATAGAGTGTACCTCAGATAATATAGTCTTTTACCTAGATGACGGGAGCACCATACGTATGGAGATGACAGATTCTGATACGTTTATTTATACCGTTGACGGGGAAACAGCTATACAAATAGAAGCGGATAGGATGGACTTAGGTTCTTCCGTCGCAGGTTTTGTAGGGATAGGAATACAGAAAGTGGATAGCTTAGAACTAATAGATTTTACAGATAAGACCAAGAAAATAATTTTTGACGTAAGCGGGGTATCTACCGCAACTACTAGGACTATAGCTTTCCCTGACGCTTCGGGCACGATAGCTTTACAGAGCTACGTGGTAGATTACGTTAACACTGCAATAGGAGCGGGGTTAGAACAGTATGTAAGTACCGCGATAAGCGTTACCTTACAGGCTGACCAAAAGAACGTAGAGGTTACAGGGGCGGCAACTATAACACTACCGACGGCGGTAGGAGTACAAGGTAAGAAATACGTTATAAAAAATACACATACGGCGGCTATAACAGTCGATACGACAAGCTCCCAAACTATAGACGGGGCACTTACTAAGACTCTCGAGACTTATGAAAGTTTGGAGGTCCTTTCAAACGGAGTTAATTGGATTATAACTAACGCATACATAACACAGATATAATGAAAAAGACAATACTTATACTGACAGGATTAATATTAGCTAGCGTTGTTTTCGCAAGCAAAACCGTAACGCGTAGAGATTCGGCATACTGGACAAACGGTACCGATTCTGTAGGCATTATAGTAGACCAAACAAACGCAGAGTTTACAACGGATAAGCCTGCTTTTGAGTTTGATAAACCTATAATTTCGGAAGGAGATACTTTAAAGCCAGGGCTAGTAAACCCAGTAGACAGCTTAGTTTTTAACGGACTCATCCCAGTTGTTTCCGAACAAGACTATACAATATTTGCCGACACTTTAACTGGTAGGTTGGCATACTATAACGAGGGAGGCGTAAGATACTTTGATGCTGTCGACGATGTTCCTTTTATAAATACAACAGGACAAACAATTTACCCTAGCTATCCCTTAAGCGCACAAGGTATTGACGTTTCAACAGGCAGAGGCTTGCCTAGTGTAGCTATTACAAACTGCCTAGATATAGACTTGGCTTATTCATTTTTCGGGGTTAGTAGAGATACGGTTCTAAACGGGCAGGTCGGAAATTTACTTATAAGAAACTTTCTTTTAGATTATAACACAACAGGATTTAATGTAGGCGATAATATTTGGGTTGATTGCGACACCAGTTTAACAAATGTTAGACCAATGCCACCTAGCTACCCTATATTTGTAGGTAGGGTTTTAACAAGTGCAACCGATGGCATTATAGCTATCACGGCATCCCCATTTACTGGTAGCGACACCGATGTAAATACAGAAGGGATGTCTAACGGAATTATTACACAAAAGCAAGCTATAAGAGACACTATTATATCAAACGTTCTTTATTTTGAAACGTATAACGAAGAGTACCCAACTAAAGATTTACCTTTTATGTATAGCGGGGATAGATACGATCTAAACACAACTACTAACACGGGGACAAATGGATATGCAAGAACTACTTTAACTTACGGAACATCAACAGAAGCGCAAACAAACTACATTTACATAGACTACAATGCAGGAAGCCCGCAGCTTGCTGTTAGTACAACAGAGTTTCCCGATGATGGGGTGAGGTTAGCCGAGTGTGGCGTATTCGACCAAACAACGCACGAAACATACGGGTTTGGATATTTCCAAAGGTTTAATAATTCAATGAACGGATCTAATACAGACGGCTGGGTTAGCAAAACAGCTAAAAGAGTAAGGCTAGAAGGATCTAAATATGAATCAGGCGTAGACCCAACGGTAACAATAGTTACAGACGGAGCAGGCTTAGATAGCTTACAGGTTAGCTCTACTGCTGGAATTATATGGCAATTCAACAGGCAGTCTTTTGATTCACAAGACGGGAGAAGATACCTTTGGTTAAATAGCCCAACAGGGGAAAGGTTTATAACTGACCTAAACGAAATAGATTCAACAGAAACTAATATTGATCTACACGGAGGCAATAACAGAAGATACGGGCTTAACATATTTGCTATTCAAAATTCAGGAGGCTTTGAAGATTATTTGGCTGTTACGTCTCCTACCGATTATTATCCAACGGACAATAACGCTATTAATGATGTAAATAATTATGCCGTTACCTCTGTTCCTTCTAAGTATGCAAAGGTAGCAGTTAGATTATTTAGAGTTGTTGTAAATTATTCGACTACCAGTAGCGGTACAATAACTAATCTATTAGGCGCAGGGGGCTATCAAGACGAAAGAGGGCAGCCACTTGGTATAGGTGGAGGCGGTTCAGGTTCAGGCGCAGCACAAACAAACTTTTCCGATTCTGATTTTAGCGTTTATGATAATTTAGACCCTACGAAGATATTACAATTTGACGCTTCAAACATAACAACGGGCACAACAAGAACGTTAACAATTCCAGACGTAACAGACACAATCGCAACAAGAAGCTATATACAATCATGCGTTTTAAAAGACTTTGCAACAGTAGAATTTAACGATTCCCCAACGACTGACAAGACTTGGAGCTTAACATCTTCTTTAGTTAGGCAAAATATATACGAAATTGATAGCTATAACATGACTGTTGACGGTGATACAATACTTATAGGAACAACACAAGAATATGACATTGATTTAAACATCAATTTCACAAGCTGTTCTTCTAGTGATAGAGTACATAACATAGTTGTAAGAAAAACCGATGGAACTATATTGTTACAAACTAATACAACAAGTCCGGAAGGGGGAAGCGGAAGAGGTTGGATAGCCCACAATGAAAAATTTAAAGTGTCTCTTACGGCAGGTGATTATATCGAAGTAGTCGCTTCTGCTGCTTCAAGTGCTACGTTTACGCTGCCCGAAAACGATTTGGGTTACAGTATAGAATTAACGATAGTTGAAAGTAGTTGTCAATAAAATGATAAAGATATGACAGACAAGGAAAAACTTATAAAAGAGCAGAATTTACCCATAGCAGAAGAAATACTATCGGGCAACTATATCCGTGTTATAATCAGCGGTGTTTCATGTTTGATTGACGTAGACGATTTTATATCAGGGCTGTCAATTACTTCGGCGTATGCGGCAGAAACAACATCTACTACAACAGGAAAGTTAAAGCTAAAATTGGCAACTGAAAAAGTAATTGAAACGGCTTTAGATAGCGCAGATAGTTTAATAATTGCTTTACCTACTCCTGTTAGTGGATTGGTTAATGAAAGTATTTTGATTTTTACAACAGATACAACATTACCAACTATTACGCAGCCAGCAAGTGTTAATTGGCTAGGAACAGAGCCGACAATAGGTACAGAAGAAACTTGGGTTATTTGTTACGAGCAATCTTACAACGGCTCTAGTTGGGTTAAATATGCAACAGCAGTAAAAGTAGCATAATGTATTACGGAAAGAAATTATTTGGACAAGTAAATGGAGTTGGAGAAGAAGGTTTAATAGCCTATTGGCCTCTTTCTTCTGATGCTTTAGA